AACCTTCGTTAGACGCGCTTCCTGAAATAAGCGTGTTGACCATTTGCGTTACATCTATTCTTGCGTCTGAGCCTGTTTTACTAAATGTAAATGATGATGAGTATAATGATGCTGAAAAATATGTAGCTCCCCAGTCATCTGTACTACCTGACTTCCACTCTAATGATTGTGTCACACCTGTTCTATATCTCCAGCTTACACCTTCTTCAACATGTGGATCATCAGTTAATTTTCCATCACCTTCTGTCCAACTTTGTGACACAGTATAAATTTCTAGTATGTTATCATTTCTAGTTAATTCAAATGATCCTGCGTCGTATAAATTTAAATAAAATTTTACATCTGTTCCTATCTCACCATTTGCAACTGATTTAGATATTTGTGTTAATGGAAATTTTATTACTGATCTTTGAATGCTTCCAATAGATGTTGAATCTACTTGAAATGCTTTTCCAACTTCAAGTATCTCATCACCACCTAAGTTATATTGACTAGATGTTCCATTTACAGCAGCACCTCTTATTAGTGTTGCATCTTTATCTGCTTTTACAAAATAATGAGCCATTAATAGTCTCCTAGTACCTTGCCAACAATATCTAGATCAGGATATTTGACTTCAAAAATTGACGGATCAAGTGAAGGATAAATTACACCGTCCCTAATCGCCTTAGATATATCAAATATATTTCCACTATATCCAGAAGATGTCTCAAATTTATTTGTAACAACAATTAAATTACCGTCAGGATTATCAGTTACAGGTGGAACAACACTGTTTACACCTTCAACTAGTGATATTTCATATGCTATATCTGATAATAAAATTGGTTGATTGATTTGCCATTTATCAACATCAAAATATTCTTTTACTTTTTGAATCGCCTTAAATATTATTTCCTCTTTATTATAACCCTTCTTTGCATATACAGAAAATCTTATACCAATATTAATAATATACGCATCTTTTAAATTTAATGCATCTGTTAATATTCTATATGGGCCTAAATAAGTTTTAATATTTCTTTTTGTTGCTTCGTTTACTTTTGTAAGATTTTTACTATTATCATATCCAAGCACATAACAATTTAATGCCATAGGATTAGGTACTCTAACTTGTAATTCTGACACCTTTAAGGGTTCACCTTTCGACACATAATCTTCCATTAATCTTTCTGGCGTAAGAATTTGGTCCTCTAAAACACCTTGACCCGCATTCAATTGATCATCACCAGTAATATAAATCTTTGCAGTGTTTCCAAATTTTGCAGGCATACTATATATTCTTGTAATGTAATCTTCTTTAGTTACAGCCCTCTGCTGAGCTTGGAAATATTGTTTTGTATTTTCTTTAATTTCATTTATTGTTTCAGCACCCCTTCCACCTGTTGCTGGGCTTGGGTTTGTTACAGCAATTGAATCAACTGCCTCTTGAACTAATGTTGTATTTAATCCAATTGAATTAATTGCAGTGTCTAAATTTCTTGTTGATGTTATACTGCCGCCTGGAACATTATCTTCAGTACCGCCGCCAACAGAGTACTTAACAGTCAATGTAGTATTTGCAGGTGCCTGTCCATATACAGCTGTCTCCAAAAAGTTTGCAGGATCTAATGCAGAATTAGCATTTAAAAAATTTGAATTAACATTAGAGTTTCCAACTGTTGTTGGATTTGGTATTACTTCCTCATCATTTTCTGTTGCTGTTCCAGAACCAAACATTAATTTTACAAAACCATCTTCCTGAATATATGTTTTAAATCTTTTCTTTGTTCTTATCATCTTTAACATATAAGGTGTTGTTTCATTATATGCTGCTAAATTTGGATCATTTTCTGCATCATTTCTAACTTCATCATAAATTAAATCTTGAGCTAATGATTCTACTTCATACCATTTATTTCCTTCGCTATCTGTAACAGAAATTATTTCTAAAACATTTTTGTTTCCAAGTGTAAGTGAGTCATATGCCTTTGATGTTCCAAATGTAAATTTTTCTTGTGTAACCTCACCACTAACTGCTCTAACATTTTTTGTAAGAAGATATTTTGTAATATTTGGTCCACTCTTTTCATACTCTGTAACAGTTACTGGATCTAGTGAACTTGATGTTGAAAAATCACATTCTTCAACAGTTCTAAATGTTTTTCCAAATTGATCTGCTGCTACAACACTACCCTGTTTGACTCTATGACCGTAACTATAATTTGGTGTTGTACTATCACCTGAGCCAGCTGCAGGTACTACCATTGACATTTCAAGTGTTGTTTGTGCTGGTCTAGATATTTGTGGTTTGTAGCCATAAGATTGTGCTATAGCAAAAATAGTTTTTCTTTCTTCTGCATAAGCTAATAATGATTCACGAAATTGTTCATCAATATAGAATGAAAGAATATCGCCTACATAAGCAGCCATTTCTATAAACATCATGCCTGGACTTGTTTCATTAAAATCTGAATATGAACCTGGGAAATATGATTTTGCAAAATCTATTAAATCACCGCGCAATCCTGTAAAATTCTTATTTAAGAAATTTATATCTTTTGGTCTTTGTTTATCGATTGCCATTTATTATTCTCCTGCTGTCGATAAATTTAATGTTATCGAGTCTGTTGCTTTAGGATCAATATCTGTACTAAATGTTAAACTAATATAGACTAAATTTGATTCTGGCTCTAAATCAACTGCAATCCCTTTTATATTTACGTGTGGGAGCCATAGCTCTACAGCTTCCCTAATTGAACTATCAATTTTTGATGCTAAATCATCATCCATTGGTTCAAATAAAACATTAAATAATTCGCATCCCAACTCTGGTTGAAATGGTCGTTCACCTTTTACTGTCATTAAGAGGTTTTTTAAATTAGATTTTGTTTGCTCCTGTATTGTTCTTGTAGAAGCAAACCATCCTTGTTGTCCTCTTTTTGCAGGAAGAGATATACCAATAAATGTATCAGGATCTTTATCTCTCTGCCTAACTGACGTTGTTCTTGGATTTTCTAATGCCATTATTTAAGTTTCCCCTTCGGGTTTGACAGGGATCTAATCATCTTTGTATTGAGCGCCCTAAAAGTTCTTTTCAACTGAAGAGCGCGCCCCCGTGTAGTTAAATATCTAATACCTGCAGAAGTTGTCACAATACCGAGCTCTAGATTTTGTTTTAACTTGGTTACAAGCTGATTTCTTACTGTTGAGTTTGGCGTAGATGTTTCTAATATTTCCATCAAATCATCTACAGCAAATCCAAATGAATGTGGTTCAATTATTGGCGTACCGCCAGAAGAGCTTGAAACAACATCAGCTCTTTTAATATAATCATGAATAGCTATCGCATCTTTTTGAGCTTCCTTAACATTTTCCTTCATTTCTTTAATTTTGGCTTTAGTCTTCAGAAACTTATTCTGATTCGTATGCTCATGCTTTATATTAGCAAGATTTCTAATTAATCTACTTAGCTTTAGTGCCATGCTTACTCTCTATAGCTTTAACAACTTTTGCTGAATGTCCGCTCATTGCTTTCTTCATAAAATCTGGCGTATCGTCACTTACTTGTATTTGCTGAGGAGCAACCAACGTATTCATATCCTGTGAAGTATATGTTTTTCCACCCATAGTTGGATATTCATCATTACCCATTATTCCACCTTGAGTTTCATTTAAAATCTTATTTAAAACAGGATCTTTAGCCAGTTGTTTACTTTCTGGCTTAGGATTAGTATAGTTGTTAGCTGTATCAGCTTCTGATACAGTTGGGTTTGTTATCTCATTAACAACTATATTTATTTGTTTTGCGACCTCTTTCTGTACCATTTCTTGTACAACTTTTTTGAGCGCCGTTATTGTATTTGGTTTCATAATATGACCTCTTTCATTTAATTAAAATTTGCTGTTGCTTCTATCTCATCAATTCTTGTTAAACATTCAGACAAATCAACAAGCTGACTATTTAATACAGCTTGAATTTCTGCGTCTGATATTACAGCATTGTCTGACCTTCCAGATGCTGCTGATTCACATACCACCCATGGGTGATTTTCTTCGGGTATAACAAATAATGGCGGAGCATGAACCTCTACTTCATCTGCACCTTTAACACATCCAGATTTAATTTCATCTCCTGCATTAAGTACTAATCCCGGCCTTAAATATAAATCAAAGTCATCATTTAGATCATCTATCAATCTTTGCATATCTCTATCAGAAAATCCTGCAGCTCCATCTCCTGGTCCCATATCACCTTTTCTTCTACCTTCTATCCATGTCCCACCAAGTGCTTCACAATCTTCTTTTGATAAACCGCTTTCCATACCTCTTTGATTAGCACATGCTTGAATCATTGCTGCCAACATTGCGATCAATTGTGGAAGTATTCTATTTGCATCCAGAAGAGATCGTGCTAATGCATCAATCATTTGTGCAAGTCCCATTATCATCTGCTTGATTAACAAATAAACAAATGCTAACTTAACAGCCTTACCAACCATAAATATACTTTCAATTATTTTGATAACACGTTTAACTGTATTGATAGCTGTCCTTACTACTTGTACCACCTGTCTTATTTGTGCAATTAATCTTTGAACATCTCGAAGTAACTGTATTAATTTTTGTGCTTGTGGCATATACTTACAGATAGCATCAGGATCAGGGTCAGCATCTATTTTTGCTTTAAGGCCTGTTACCTTTGAAGCTAATTTTGTATGCAGCTGTGTTATCTCTGTTATTTTTTCCTGTATAGGAACCCACCAAGACATATCCAAACCTGGAATTTCAAAATCTAATTCTAAGTCTGGAAATATTGAGTCCTGAACTCTTTGAGCGTCTGCTCTTCCTTGTCCAGCTAATTCTTGTAAACTACAATATCCGCTTTCATCATCATCTCCTGTTGGCGATACAACAGCACCTTCTGCTCCAACTTTATATCCAACACCAGGGATTAAGTAAGGGGCTTCAACAGATGCACCATTTGGATCTGTAATAATTCCATTCACAACAAGATCACCTTCTAATAAATCAGATCCTG